CGTTATCATTTAACCCATATAAACAAGGGGTTTGCCCTGCAATCGACGCCCGCAGGGGGCGGGGCATGCGCCACCCCCACCCCCACCCGTACCGTATACAATCACTACCCAATTTCAGGAAAATGGACTTGCAAAGTGCCCCGTGTATGGCCCCACGCTTTTGGAGTGCTGCTAGAAAACGCCAACTTACCTAGAGTAGAGTTTGCAAAGTCTGAATAGTTCTTGCAAAGTTTTGCAAAGTCTTGTTGACTTAGTTGCGCCACTTAGTTAGGTTATGAGTTACAGGCGTATGCGTATGTCTGCTGTTTTACAGAAGGCTCTGACATGAGCGATTTTGAAGACAAGCTTGTTAGTGCAGAACTAACTATCCCTATTCAGCTTACCAATGAGTTTGATGTTGACCGTAATGGTAACAGCTACATTGTGACTGTGCTTTATGCAGGTGAGGATGATGATCCTTCGGAGGTTCGTGTTCCTTTGGATGATATCATCAATGCTATGGCTGATGATTATTCTGATCCAGAGGGATACCAGCATATGTACTTGGTAGCGCATGAGCTATCACGGTGTTCAGAGGAGCTACGTGAGAAAGCTTCGTATGTGGAGGACAGCGCCCATGCTGTAGGTAGATTATTTGATCTAGACTGATGCGGGGTTGCATGGATTGCGCCACGGAGTTGGTTGTAGGGGGTAATTGGACCCCTGGCAGGCATAGGCATCGCATATACATATGTAGAAGCTGCTATATAAAGAAGCAGAACGTATACAGAGAGCTTACTCAGTATAACTCAAAACGGATGTTCGTTAACGGTAAGTACATTCCTACGTCACATCCTCTTTATAAGCCTGGCAGGTATAAGAGCTTTAATGATGCTGCGTTCTCTAGCTTACAGAACTACAATACCACTAAGGCTGGTTATGTTTATGTGATTACGAATGCTGCTTGGCCTAAATGGGTTAAAGTGGGCATGGCTGTTGATGCTGATGATAGGCTTAATAGCTATCAAACCTCTAGCCCGTTCAGGGATTATGAGCTTCAGTATTCTGTTCATTGTAAGGATCGTAGGAAGCTTGAGGGTAAGGCCCACAAGGCTGTAGAGGCTATTGCTTCTGATCGTAATAATGAATGGTTTAAGATATCTGTTGAGGATGCTGTAGACTGCATGGCGGGTATTACTAAATAGCAAAACTCCCCACAGTTAATTGGTGATATACTTGCGGGTATAGCCAGTTAACTAAAGGGAGCTTATTGTTATGGGTATTATTAAGAAGTTATTTGAATCGCTGCAAGAGTATCAGCAAAGGCGTGCTGACTACTGGGTTCTGCAGAACTTGAGTGATAAAGATTTACGGGACATAGGTCTTACTAGATCTGAGATTAACTATAGAGTTCATAACAGATAGTATAGTTACTTATACCTGTACCGCCTGCAGCGGGCTTATAAATTATAACAACATCTGACGGTTTGTCTACCCCCTAATTGTGCCATTTAGTAATTAACTTTATGGTGATTAGTTATGGGGTTGACTTATTGCATCCTACGATGGTAAAATAGAAGGTATAGAGTGTTTTGATAAACCTCATTTATATCCGTGCTGCAATCCGTGAACGTACTGGTCAGGTTCTGAAACTTGAAGAAGTACGAGACCTTCTGTTTGAGGAGGGTCTGATCACCAGGAAGCAAGCTGCAGACGGTAATCTTATCTTTCGTGGATATGACGATTTCTTTGAAACAGATTCGGCTGATAAAACAGTCGAGCCTGTTGATTATTTAATTGATGTGGAACCTTCCTATGAAGACGACGAAGACTAAATCCTGTGGCGCTGATGTAGCACCATCCCGCAAGCCTAAGATGGCTATGGGTGGTTACATGAAGATCAACAAGAAGAAGCCTATGAGTGCTTCTAACGGTGGATATGTGAAGAAGAACAAATAACAGCTTCTATGGTAACACATAAGTTACCGTAGACTTCGCTGGCAAACTTTCTGGGGGGGAAGCATGCTTGCAGAAATTGCGATGGCTAATGCAGCCTTCGGGGTGATTAAGTCTGCTGTCCAGAATGGTCGTGAGTTAGCACAATGCGGTAAATCAATAAGTGATTTTCTGACTGCTGAAGACAAGATTAAGGACAAGGCGGACGGTGATAAGAAGTCAATCTTTAACAAGGTTCTGGGTAAAGACACTGCCGACTTTGAGAGCTTCTTAGCCTTAGACAAGATTAAGGAACAGCGCCGTCAGTTAGAGAGCCACATGCGCTTGTACGGGCGTCCTGGCCTTTATGATTCTTGGGTGGAGTACCAGGCTCAAGCCCGTAAATCTCGAAAAGAAGCGGAGCGAAAACGCCTGAAGGATAGAGAAGATCTCATTGAGGGCTTAACGATCTTTGGGTTTGTGGTTGTTCTAATTGGTTCTGCTATCGGCGCTGCCTACCTTTTTTACGTTTATAAAATGTGAGGCCTCATGGCTGGCAAATCTAATAAGAAATGGTGATCTATGTCTCTGGTTGATAACATGAATGCCCGTAAGAAGGCTGGTACTTCACGGTCTAAAGGTAAAAGCACTATCAGCGATAAGACCTATAAGGATCTTAAAGCCGGTAAGATGAGTAAGGGCGGTTTGGCTAAAAAGAAAGCTAAACGAAAGTGACCGATGCAAGATTACAGCGTATTGAGCAAAAGTTAGACGATATGGGCGAGGCAATAATAGCTTTAGCCCGTATGGAGGAGCGTATGGTGTCTCTGTTTAAGCGTATGGATGCATATGATAAAACACAATCCCGTAACGTCGAACGTCTTGAAAAGCTAGAGAGAGCGCAAGGCATTAATGGTCAAACACTACGATTTGCAGAACGGGCATTCTGGATAATTATTTCTGCCTCTGTTGGCTTCCTATTCTTTAAAATGAGAAATCCATGACCGATGAACCTAAAAAATACACGGATAAGCAGTCTGCTTTTCTTGAAGCACTTATGGGAGAAGCCCGTGGTAATATTCGTAAAGCTATGGATATTGCAGGCTATTCCAAAGGCACAGCGGCTTCTGAAGTCACTGTACCGCTTAAAGAAGAGATTATTGAACGGGCATCGATGATGCTTGCTATGAACGCCCCTAAAGCTGCCCACGGGTTGCTGGGTGTTCTGGATGACCCCACGGCACTAGGCGCTCGAAACGCTATCAATGCTGCCCGTGAGGTATTGGATCGTACTGGTCTAGTTAAACGGGAGAAGGTAGAGGTCACCAACAATGGTGGTGGCATGTTTATTCTACCTCCAAAAGCAAATGACATGGACCAACAAAACTAGGAAGAACTCTACGCAGCGGTATCCGTATGGGTACAAGCCTGTTGAAGAGGGTTCCCTAGATCTCATACCAGACCCAGATGTAATCCCCCTGATTGAACAGGCTATGGATCATCTGGATGAAGGCTTTAGCACCCGCAAGGTGGCTGAATGGCTTTCCAACAAGGCTGGTCGCAGTATTTCTGGTCAAGGCATCAGTAATATCTGGAAGCTACACCGACCTAAGAGTAAGCGGGTTAAAGAGCTTAAAAAGGCAAATCGTAAGAAGCCCAAGCCTAATACCGCTGCTGAAAAAGAAGAAGCCCGTCTGAAGCGTAAGATCTCAGATAGCAAGCGTATCAGAACTATGATGGAGAACCGTCTGGCTGATAAGTTTGGGGCTAACGATGAAGTTGAGGAAGAGTTTGAAAGCTTCTCTGATACTCTGGACTTCGGTGTTATCACGCAAGAACAGCAAGAGCGTGAGGTTGTATTCCAACCCAACCCAGGACCACAGACAGACTTCCTAGCGGCCTCTGAGCGTGAGGTGCTATATGGCGGCGCAGCCGGAGGAGGAAAATCGTATGGACTGCTTGCAGACCCTATGCGGTACTTCCACAACAAGAACTTCAACGGTATCATCTTACGTCGAACTAACGATGAATTGCGGGAACTAATCTGGAAGTCACAAGAGATGTACCCACGGATTTATCCAGGTGCTAAGTGGCAAGAAAAGAAGTCTCAATGGGTATTCCCTAGCGGTGCGAAACTGTGGATGACCTACCTAGAACGGGACGATGATGTTCTGCGTTATCAGGGTCTAGCTTTTAGCTATATAGCCTTTGACGAGCTTACCCAGCATGCCACACCCTTTGCTTGGAACTACATGAGATCACGTCTGCGTACTACCGACCCAGACCTCCCGTTGTTTATGAGGGCTACAACCAACCCAGGTGGTAGGGGACATGGCTGGGTTAAGAAGATGTTTGTAGACCCTTCGCCTGCAAACAAAAGGTTTATCGCCACTGATATTGATACCGGTGAGCCGATGGTTTTCCCTAAAGGGCATGCCAGAGAAGATCAGCCTTTATTCTATCGTAAGTTTATTCCTGCATCGCTAAAAGATAATCCCTATCTGATGCGTGATGGGCAGTATGAGGCTAACCTTATAGCCCTGCCTGAGATGCAAAGACGCCAGCTACTAGATGGCGATTGGGATGTAGCGGATGGTGCTGCATTTTCTGAGTTCACACAGTCAAAGCATGTATGTGAGCCTTTCGATATCCCCTCTGATTGGCGACGGTTTAGATCGTGTGACTACGGATACAGTAGCTACTCAGCGGTACATTGGTTTGCTATCGATCCAAATTTTGAAACACTCTACGTTTATAGGGAACTTTATGTTTCAAAACATACAGGTAAAGATCTTGCTAGGGCTGTTATGGAAGCTGAAGCAGGTGAGCGCATGCAATATGGCGTTTTGGACAGCAGTTGTTGGCACAATAGGGGCCAAATTGGACCATCTATTGCAGAAGAAATGATCTCTTTGGGCTGCCGATGGCGTCCAAGTGACCGCACAGCGGGTGCTAGGGTGGCCGGTAAAAACATCTTCCACGAAAGATTGAAGGTTGATGAAGAAACAAACACTCCAGGCATCGTTTTCTTTAACACCTGCCGCCAGATTATAGCAGATCTGCCTGTAATACCGTCCGATCCCAAAGGTTCCGACGACATAGATCCTCGATACGCAACAGATCACGCATACGACAGCGTTCGATATGGGATTATGAGCCGCCCCCGAGGAAAATCTCCCTTTGATTGGGGTAACGGTACACCTCAATACCGATACGCCCCTTCAGACGCAACATTTGGATACTAATATATGGCACTTATGGATAAACCATCGGATCTTCCGCTAGAAGAGACCTCTGAAATGAGTAATGTGATTTCACTGGACGAAGATGGCGACGTAGAACAAGAAAATCATGAATATAGCGGTGTTGTTTCTTTCGTTGAGTCACAGTTCCGTCGTTCTAAAGACCGCCGATTGACAGATGAAACCCGTTGGTTGGACTCATATAGAAATTATCGGGGCATTTACGGCCCTGAAGTGCAGTTCACCTCTACTGAGAAGTCTAAAGCCTTTATTAAGGTTACTAAAACAAAGGTTTTGGCGGCTTACGCACAAATTGTAGACGTTTTGTTTGCAGGTTCTAAGTTTCCTGTGGGTATTGAGCCCCGTATGAACCCAAATAACGTAGCAGATTCTGTATCCTATGATCCAAACGAGCTAACTGCCGATAAAATCAAAGAAAAAACCGGTATAGACTACACGCCTAAGACATCTATCGCACGTCCTGATATTATGAAGGATTTGGGGGTCTATAAAGACATATTAACGCCTATTGAAGACGAATTACAGGCTAATGCGGGCACTGCGCCGGGTTCTATTACCTATGAACCCGCAAGACGTGCGGCACAGCTAATGGAACGCCGTATGCACGACCAATTAGAGGAATCTAATGCGTCTAAGCACCTTCGATCTGTAGCATTTGAAACATGTCTGTTTGGTACAGGTGTTCTGAAGGGTCCATTTGCCCATGATAAAGAATATCCAAGGTGGGATGAAGACGGCACCTACGATCCACTGTATGAGACTATCCCAAAAGTAGAATACGTTTCTATTTGGGATTTTTACCCTGATCCAGACGCCCGTAACATGGAAGAGGCAGAGTATACTGTACAACGCCACCGATTAAATCGTTCTCAGCTTAGATCTCTAAAAAAACGTCCACATTTCCGTGACGAAAGCATTGAATTAGCGATTGAGTACGGTGCTAGCTACGCCCGTGAGTATTGGGAAGATACTCTGGAAGATAGTGCTAACACGGATGCGGTAGAACGCTTTGAAGTGATGGAATACTGGGGGCTACTAGATTCTGAGTTAGCAGAAGAAGCTGATATTGAGATTCCTGAAGCTTATGCTGATCGTGACCAAATTCAGGTTAACGTATGGATATGTAACGGCCAGATTTTACGTCTAGTGCTGAACCCTTTCACGCCAATGCGTATTCCTTACCATGCGGTTCCTTATGAAATGAATCCGTATAGTTTCTTTGGTATCGGCGTTGCAGAAAACATGGCTGATACACAGTTGCTTTTAAACGGATTTATGAGGATGTCGGTGGACAATGCCGCCCTATCAGGAAACCTGATCATTGAGGTAGACGAAACTAACCTAGTCCCCGGCCAAGATATGGAAATTTACCCCGGAAAAGTCTTCCGGCGTCAGGCAGGTGCCCCTGGTCAGGCCATTTTTTCGACTAAGTTTCAGAATGTTAGCCAAGAACTTCTTATGATGTTTGATAAGGCCCGACAGCTTGCAGATGAAGCTACCGGCATTCCATCATATAGCCACGGTATGGGCGGTGTAATGGGGGTAGGACGTACTGCCTCTGGGATGTCAATGTTGATGGGTGCCGCTGCACAGAATATTAAAGCGGTTGTTCGCAATGTGGATGATTACCTTCTGTCTCCATTGGGTCGTTCTTTGTTTAGCTTTAACATGCAGTTTAACTTCGACAAAGATTCTGCCAAAGGGGATTTGGAAGTAAAGGCCCGTGGCACAGAAAGCCTGATGCGCAATGAGGTACGATCACAGCGTCTTCTGCAGTTTATGCAGATGGCAGCTAACCCTGCTATGCAACCATTTGTTAAGTATGATTACATCCTCCGTGAACTTGCAGCCTCTATGGATCTTGATGAAGATAAGATCTTAAACGATCCCCGTGAAGCAGCGATACAAGCCAAGATGATGGCTGAAATCCAAGCTATGATGCCACAGCCTGATCCAGCCCAACAGGCAGAGGCTGCAGCACAGGCAGGAGGCGCTCCTAACCCTTCTGACCCCACAGGTAGCGGAAACGGTAACATCGGCCCAGGTAACGCCCCAGAGCCTGGCGCAGCGGGCTTCACAGGCGCAGGTGGTGGTGACAACGGCGGTAACGTACCGCAGCCGCCACAAGGACAGCCTCAGTAATGGATAAAGCGACCTGTCGGGGCATACTGCCTCTAGTAAATGACCGTGATCAAATGGATCGTCTAGAGATCTACGTTGCAGCCCGTATAGAGGCGCACCGAGATCTCCTAGAAACTCAACGAGATGAAAAGCGTATTATAGCCATTCAAGGTGCAGTCGCAGAACTGCGCCGGATTAAGACACTGCGTGATGAAGTAATAAAAGGTGCAGAATAGTGGAAAATAGCCTACGCCCAAAGGCACGTCCTAAAACACAGTTGCCATATGAAGATATTGAAAAGATTGAGCGGGTTGTATGGAAAGAGGCCCGTGGCGAAGGTGTTGAAGGCCGAAACGCTGTTCGTGGTGCTATTCTGAATCGACTAGCATCGAGTAGGTTTCCTAACACCATAGACGAAATCCTCATCCCGTCTGAGTTTGAGCCTGTAAATACACACGGAAGCGTTTCTAACATCCCAGCACCTCAAGAAGACCTTGATGTACAGATGCAAGAGTTTGCGGACTACGTCCAGCTTGGTGAAGACGCATCTGGTGGGCGTACCTTTTTCCAAAATGAGGATGTGACTGCAGATCGGGGCACCGGCTTTAGTGGCCCCGATCCATTAAAAATAGGAAATCACACGTTCCTGCGGGGCTACAAAGATAAAGAGCCGGTCACGGATACCGCCTTCTCCCATAACATTGAGATTATTTACCCGCAGTATGCAGAGGCTGGCTCTGACATGGCTCTTGGTGGCCTCGCAGTAGCCCGTAAAGGCATTATGACCCCAGAAGGTGAAGACATGGCAGATAAAAAATTCCAATTAGACGAAAACGCAGCAGATCTTAACAACGATGGTTCGCTGTCTTCTTACGAGAAAACCCGTGCAGACGCAGTGCAGAAGGCCACATCTACGGATGAAGAGCTTAACCTGTACCACGGTGGCATGATGGGTCCAGTAGACCCTGTATCAGGCAACCCAATTCCTGTGGGTTCCTCTGCGGAAGAGGTACGGGATGACATTGATATCAACATATCCCAAGGCGAATACGTTCTGCCTGCAGATGTAGTTAAATGGCACGGCCTAAAACACATCATGGATCTGCAAGAAGAGGCAAAGATGGGTCTTATGGCAATGGATGCCATTGGTCTTATCAAAGAGGCTGACGAAGAAGCAGTCGAAGAAGAGGGTGAAGTTTGTCCGGAGTGTGATGGTGACGGATGTGATCACTGTGATGGCAAAGGTTATCATTACGAGGAAGAGGCAACCTCAGAGGGTGAAGCAGTAGAAGAAGCAGTTGTAGAGGTTTCCGAAGAGGAACCGGAAGTCAACGAAACGGATGATTACAAAGACAGTGATTATTCTAAGAAGGCTTCCATGTACGGCATGGTGAAGAAACCAAAGGTTACCTTCATCGTGTGATTTAGAGGGCCACCTTCACCATAGAGTGAAGCCCCCAAAGGAAAAACTATGAGCAAATACAGACGTAAAGAAGAGCTAGAGGATAACAACTCTTACTCCCAAGAATTTGAAGCGCAGGCAGCGGTAGATTCTGAACCTAGAGAGCCAGAAGAGGCTTCCTTTAAAAAACGGTACGGAGACCTTCGACGGCACTCCCAACAGTTGATGTCCCAAAAGGATCAAGAGCTAGAGAAGCTGAAATCACAGCTTGATAGCGCAGCAAAGGGCCAGATCAAATTCCCCAAGACTGATGAGGAAATTGAGAAATGGGCGAAGAAGTATCCAGATGTTTCTGAGATCGTAAACACGATTGCACGGAAACACGCCAATGAAGCCCTCGAAGAAGGTGAGAAGCGTCTGGGTCATCTAAAAGACCTTGAAACTAAGCTTACCAAAAAAGAGGCCGAGCAACAGCTTATGCGGGTTCATCCAGATTTCAATGAGATCCGGCAAGATCCAGCGTTCCACGATTGGGTGGTAATGCAGCCTCAGAACATGCAGGACGCTCTGTACAAAAACAACACAGACGCTATGGCTGCATCCCGTGCTATCGACCTATATAAGTCTGACACAGGTAAGCGTAAGACAACGTCTAATCGTTCGGCAGCACAGTCTGTAGGGCGTTCAACGTCTTCTGCACCAGCGGCTACAGGCAAAGCTAAGTTTAGCGAAAGCCAAATTGCTCGTATGTCTGACCGTGAGTACGAAGCCAATGAGGAAGCAATCCTTCAGGCTATGCGTACAGAAGGCGCTTTCATCTATGATATGTCTGGTGGCGCACGTTAACTAAATGGCAGTCCTAGCAAATTAACTATTGACGATTTTGACAATACTTATATGCTAGGGCTGTCCCTACCCAGGGGCAGATATAGTAATAGCTATTTACTACTATTACAAAACGTGTTATAATTAATATACTAAGCAAGCTTTTACCTGTCTTATTGCATAAGATAGCTATGAGATTGTTTCTTTAATCTCACTCAGAACAAAGCCTCTACTTCAGACCACCTTTGTATCTGTCTATATCCAGAAGAAATAATAAATTAGTCTACCAGTGTGGTATGGCCCGTAGATTTGTATCATGGCCTGATACATCTTCTGCGCACCCATGACATTAACACTGCCACTTAATAATTACCTTCTGTTTTGTCTGTCGGCTAGTCCGACCTGCCATTTCACAAGGAGATATTACAATGGCTTTTCAATCCGCAGGTGGTTACACCTCGCTTCCAAATGGAAGCTTCTCACCAGTCATCTACTCGAAAAAGGTTCAAAAAGCCTTTAGAAACAGTTCAGTAGTAGAAGATATTACGAACACTGACTATGCTGGCGAAATCGCTAACATGGGTGACAGCGTTAAGATTATCAAAGAACCTGAAATCACAATCAATTCTTATGCCCGTGGCACTACGCTTGCGACACAAGACATTGCAGATGCTGATTTCACAATGGTTGTCGATCAAGCCAACTACTTCCAGTTCGCACTCGACGATATCGAAGAAGCACACTCTTAATATATGGGAGCTTTTGGGAGTAATCCCAATCGAAAAACTAGGTGAATTGTCTGGGACACCCTACTGCGTTATGGCAAGGGCAATCAGCAGCCAAGCCTCGAAAGAGGAAGGTTCAACGACTATCCAGAAATGGAGTAGGATCAAGTGATCCGAAGCGCCTAGCCCCTGATTTCAAATATCAGGGTGATGATATAGTCTCCTCTGCATAGTAATATGCAGCAGTTCATAAGAGAACGGGCAAGTAAGTAACGCAACTTGTTGAAGATTGGCATGTTTCTTTCATGGACCTCGCAACAGACCGTGCTGGTTTTAAACTGCGTGATTCATTCGACCAAGACGTTCTAGGCTACATGTCTGGCTACTCATGGAGCGGCTCTGCATGGGCAGCTCGTACTGCAGCAGCAGGCACAAAAGCCGAAACAGGCGCAGGCGCAGACGAACTGTTCGCAGCTAACAAGCTGACACAGGGCGTTTTCGGTGGCGGCACAGCAGCTAACTCCATTCCTGTAACTGCAGGTGGCGGTGCTGGTGCTTTGACATCACCTTTGGCTGTTCTGAACCGTATGGCTCGTCTTATGGACGCAGCTAATGTGGATACAGATGGTCGTTGGATCGTCGTCGATCCGGTCTTTAAAGAGATCTTGATGGACGAAGATGCGAAGCTGGTTAACGCCGACTTCGGTGGTGATTCAGAAGTACGCAATGGTCGCCTTCCAGGCACCATCCGTGGCTTCCGTGTATATCAGTCCAATAACCTTCCTTACAAGGGAACAGGGGCCGGGACATCAGCGGCAAGCGGTTCTGCGAGTAACTTTGGTGTTCTGGTCGCAGGCCATGACTCCTCAGTAGCAGTAGCTGACCAAATTGCGAAAACTGAGAGCTTCCGCTCACCAGACACCTTCGCAGATATTGTTCGTGGCATGCAGTTGTATGGTCGGAAGATTCTCCGCCCACAAGGCTTGATCACAGCAAACTACAACTTGGCCTAATGGTTAAGCGGGGGCAGGGAAACTTGCCCCCAACACCCTTCTTTAAGGATCATTCATGCCTAGTACTTACCTAGATTTATCCAACCAGACGCTACGCCGCTTAAATGAAGTAGAAATCTCATCAGCGGATTTTGCTTCTATACGAGGCGTCCAGGCGCTAGTTAAGGATGCCGTGAAGGCGGCTATTGCACGGGTAAACCAATCTGAGTTTGAATGGCCCTTTAATTCCGCCCAACACCAGCAAACCCTGGCACAAGGGCAAACAGAATATACATGGCCTGACTTTTTTAAGGTTGCAGATTACAACACGTTTCAGATCGCAGCTAATAGCTCTCTAAACATCGGATACAAAACTTTAAAAGTTATTGACCGTGATGTTTGGTATAAATCTCACCGTGACGAAGATTACAATGCAGGGAACGCAGGGCGAGATGTCCCTGCTTTTGTCTTTGATACGCACGGTAACGGCTTTGGTGTAACCCCTGCGCCTAATGCAGCGTACACACTGACTTTCCGCTATTACATGAATTACACAGATTTAACTGCCTACGATGATGTAACGAGAATACCTGAAAGTTTTGATACGGTTATTGTGGATGGCGCTTTGTACCATTTGTACATGTTCAAGGATAACCTTGAATCCGCTCAATCAGCGTTCATGGCATTTGAAAAGGGTCTAAAAGACCTACAGACATTGTACATAAATAACTTTGAAAATGTTCGTGATACACGAGTGAGGTTTTAATGCCTGATCGTATCGAGAACCTCAAAATCATTTGTAGCGGTGGCCTCAATAGTAACGAAAACCATTTAGATCTATCGGATAATAATCCCGGCGCTGCTACTAAACTTATAAACTATGAACCCTCGCTGTACGGCGGATATCGTCGCATTAATGGCTTTAAGCCCTACCACAGCCAATACGGGGAAGTAGACGATGGTAATGGTGTAGCCGAGGGTAAAGTTCTTGGCGTATTCGTTTATAAGAACGATTACGATAACACCGAACGTGTCATTGCTTGCCGCAAGGATGTAGGAGCTAATACATACAGCTTCTGGATGCTCAGCCCCTTCACAGGCTGGTACAAGATGTCAGGCGCTCCGAACCCAGGTATGGTGGACGCCCAGCGCACTGTTACTAAAGTACGAGCGGCACAGTTTAATTTTGGTAACGGTAACCAGATCATCTTTGTTGATGGGGTTAACACACCTAAGATCTTTAATGGTCAGAACTGGTACGAGCTAGCTTTAGCAGGTACAGGTGGCAGTACGTCGCCAGGCGGGGATCAAATGGTCGAAGCACCTGCTGTGGTAGATGTTTATGAAAACCATATCTTTATATCTGGTGATACAGAAGCTGAAGGGGTTGTAGCCCATTCTGCTCCGAACGATCCTTTAACATGGACCGTAGCAGCGGGTGCAGGGCAAATCACAATCGGAACGGATATTGTTCAGATTAAACCGTTTCGTGAAAACCTTTTCGTATTTGCTTATAACTCTATCAAAAAGGTTAGTGTTGATGCGTCTGGGAATTTTGTAACCGACAGCGTAACAGCAAATGTTGGGTGCATTGCACGGGACAGTGTTCTGGAAATAGGCGGCGACCTAGTATTCTTAGCGCCCGATGGCCTGCGTCCTGTGGCTGGAACTTCTAGAATTGGTGATGTCGAACTAGAAACTATCTCAAAAAGCATCCAAGGTGCCATCGTAGACATCGTAGAAAATTTTGACTTGGACACACTGAACGGAGTTGTTGTACGGTCTAAATCTCAGGTTCGTTTTTTTGTCGGTGATGACACAGTATTTACTCAAGACAGCCTCGGGGTTCTTGGTGGCTTAACGCAGACCGATACCTCAATTTCGTGGGAGTTTGGTACTACACTAGGTATCCGTGCAAACTGCTGCACCTCTGGATACATCAATAAAAAAGAGGTTGTTCTGCATGGCGACTATGACGGAACCGTGTATCAGCAAGAGCAGGGTAACAGCTTCAACGGTGTAGACATTGTTAGTATTTATGCAACTCCGTACTTTGATTTTGGCGATGCTGGCGTCCGCAAGTCCATCCGTAAAATAAATACATTTGTTCGGGCTGAAGGTCCGATGGAGATGAACCTTTCGCTTAACTATGATTGGGGTGACTACGCAGTCTCTAAGCCCTCGGGCTATACTCAATCATCTGTGGGTGCCCCCTCCGTTTATGGTGGGCGTAATATCGACTACGGCGATGCAAACGTACTCTACGGCGGCTCCTCAAAACCCTTAATGACTACAGACGTACAAGGTTCTGGGATGTCGATCCGAGCCACGTTTGTTTCTGTTGGTCAGTACGATCCTTTTTCAATTCAAGGCCTGGTGATTGAATTTACACCAGCCGGTAGGAGATAATAATGGCAGGCTACACACGCCGCTCTGTCGGAGACATCATTAACGGCCTAGAAATTACGGCCCCTCCGCTCAATGCTGAATTTAACCAGATCAACGCAGCCTTTGATGGCACCGCAGGTCACAGCCACGATGGCACTACAGGTCAATCTCCAAAGATTAATCTTTCTACTTCCGTCACCGGGTATCTTCCTGCGGCACATGGCGGTTCTGGCGGTAAAAGTAATTTAACGGCCACTAGCAACCCTGTTGTTACCGATGATGTATCCCAGGGATATGCGGCAGGCTCCATGTGGCAAAATTCTACAACAGGTCGAGCATTTCTTTGCGTCGGTAATTTTACAGGTGCAGCGGTATGGCGTGAGTTTGTTATAGTTGATGGCATAGCCTCTGCTATTACACCAGAAACTACCAACACAGTGGATCTTGGTACGCCTTCAAAGCGATTTCAGGATTTATTTCTGGCTGGTGGTCTATCGGGCCAGGGCAATGGTTCTGTCGGGGGTTCGTGGAGTGTCACGGGTCTTCTCACTGCTAATGGTAGTTCTACACTGGATGGTCTTACCACTATAGCGCAAGTTGATGCTAACAGCGGTACAATCGATGGTACGGTCATTGGCGGCAACACAGCCAGCCCAATCACGGGTACAACGGTTACGTCTACAAGCGGCTTCATAGGCGATATTGCAGGTGATGTAACAGGCAACGTAACCTCCTCTGGTACATCGGGCTTCAACAACATAACTGCATCAGGTACAATTCAGGGCTCA